GGTTCTGGTAAGCCGCCTGATGGAGTTGACCGGGCTTCATTCCCGGTACACTTTCATGCCGCGCTGCGCTTACATCGTCGGCAGCTACACAGTAGAAAAGGAGGGAACGCTTGTGATCGAAGATAACGCTGCGCCGGAGATCATCCGGACGCTGCTGGACGAGGGCATTATCCGTGAGGAAGGCGCGGAGACCCCGGAGACCTCGGAAACCGAAACCGCCTGCGAGGAGAGCTCGGAATCGGAGTGCGAAGGGTCGGATGAGACCGTGGACATCACCGAGGATATCCAGCCCACCGAGGAACCGGACACAACTGCCGAGGAATCCCCGGAAGCTCAGGAACCGGTGGACGAGAACGAGCCGATGGACACTGTGAATGACACCGATGCGGATGAGGCACCTGCTCCGACCGAACAGCCGACCTTGCAGGACGTGGATGAGCTGACCATCAGCCTGCCGATGTCCGGGCATACCGCCCAGAGCCTGCGGAATTTCCTGAACCTCATGTACAGCCGAGGCCCTCTGCTGAACAAAGCGATGGGTACGAACTTCACGGTGTCGCAGGGACTTCTGGACGCACTGGAACAGGCAACGCCCCATACGGTGAGCGAGATGCTGGATGAGCTGGAAGAATACCGCCTGGGTGCCGGTACCACCGGCATGACCGGCATCCAGATCACGGCGGAGAAGATCAGCCTGGCTTTTGCCGGTCCGCTGACGCAGGAGAAGGTCCGTGCCTACACGGAACTCTGCGCCGCCATGAACCGAATGGCAATCGCTCAGAAGCGGATCCAGGCAAAGACCGTCAACGATGCCAATGAGAAGTACGCACTCCGCATCTGGCTGATCCGACTGGGTCTGAATGGAGATGAACACAAGACCATCCGCAAGCTCCTGATGCAGAACCTTTCCGGTCATGCGGCATTCCGCACCGAGGAAGATGCCGAAAAGTTCCGGGTCAAGGAAAAGGCTAAGCGAGATGCGCTGAAAGCCGCAAAACAGGCGGCACACGGCGGCGTTTCTGCCGCCGAGGAAACGGCCGAAGCGGCAGCGGAAGCCCCCACACAGCCCGACTGTGGGGCAGACGGCGCACCCCAGACGCAGGAGGCGGGAACGTAAGCTCCTGACCCCTTATGGGGGCGGCCGGATAAGAGAGAGCCTCTTCCACTGTACCGATATTAACTCTGGAAATGTACAGTATCAAGTGTGTTTTTTGCCATAATGTACACGATCTTTGCCTTGAATGATCGGTGATTATTTGACCCTTTATGGCCTTGCTATCCTCCCCACATGACGGTAATATGCACATACCGCAAGGGGAACAGAACAAGACAAAAGGAGATAAACACCATGAACGATAAGACCAGAGAGCAGATCGAAGCCATGAAGATGCAGACCATCGGGGTCGAGGTTGAGATGAACAACATCACCCGCGAGAAAGCCGCCAGAAAGGTTGCCGAGTTCTTCGGAACGACCGCATGGTACGCAGCCAGCGAGTACGGGTACATGAGCTGGGCTTGCAAGGACCAGCAGGGCAGGGTTTGGAAATTCCAGCGAGACATCAGCATCCACGGACCGGAAGCTGAAAAGTGCGAGATGGTGACCCCCATCCTTACCTACGAGGACATCGAGACCTTGCAGGCAATTATCCGACTGCTCCGCAAGGCGGGCGCAAAGTCCAGCCCCAGCCGGGGATGCGGCGTTCACATCCACATCGGTAAGGGCAACCACACCCCCAAGACGCTGCGGAATCTGGTCAACATCATGGCCGCCCACGAGGAACAGATCGGCAGAGCGATTCGCATCGATGCAGGCAGAACCGGACAGTATTGCCGAGTGGTCGACCCCCGATTCCTTGACCAGCTGAACAAGAGAAAGCCGACGACCATGACCGAGCTTGCCGACATCTGGTACGCCGGTAACCACGCAAACTACGGAAGAACGGCACACTACAATGAAAGCCGATACCATATGCTTTATGGCAAGAAAGCGATTATGTATCCCACGTTCCAAACTTTAATTGTACAGCGACAAAAATTATAAAAACAGTCTGTTTTTCTCTACATAATAACTATATAATTTGAGTATTCCAGATATGATGGAGGTTGTTATTGTGGATGATGGAAATCGACTGACCGTGTATGAACTTGTGGAAAGAGTTATCCCTTGCATCATTGCAAAGCACTATAGCGAAAACTATATTCAAGGCTTTCGTTCGACGTTTAGGAACCTGTTAGCGTACTGCAATAAAAATGAAAAGAAATATTTTACAGCGGAATTGGCTCAGCAGTTCATGCTGGATTGCTACGGTGTGCAGCCGGGAACAGTAGAACGGCGATGCTCACGAGTTCACCGTGCAATGGATTTGTTGTCAGACTACCAACATTTCAACGCGGTTATGCTTCGGCGGAGGTTGAATCGAGAGTTCCCTGCAGGATTGCAAGAAGGTGCGGTCAACTACTTGCAAAAGCTATCTCTCCACGGACGCAGGGAGAATACGCTGCGCAGCCACAGAAATGTTCTTCTTCGCTTTACAGATTATTTGTTCAGCGTTGGAGTCACGGATTACAAATCACTTTCAGCAGATATTGTAAATCGATACGTCAAAGTTGTTTCGTGCAATTACAGCAATTCGGTTGTAAGGCTCCATTACAGTATCCTTTTACGCTTTTTTCAGTACCTTGCGCATAGCGGCTACAAGGAAACAGATTTGTCTTTGAAAATGATGCCAATTGTAAAAGTATCCGCTTCCGCGCGAATTCCTACAACATTAGATCTTAGCCAAATCGAAAGTATCCTTGCATCTGTTGACCGTGAAAGTCCACAAGGGAAACGCGATTATGCAGTTTTAATGATTGCAGTAAAACTCGGCATTAGAACCAGCGATATACGTAATCTTCGCCCTGCCAATTTTAATTGGGAACAGCATTTGGTGTCTTTCACACAAGTCAAAACAGGAGAGCCGATAACTTTACCACTTCCCACAGATGTTGGATGGGCTGTAATAGACTATCTGAAAAATGGAAGGCCTGTAAGCGATGCCCCGGAAATTTTTCTCCGCGCAGTCGCTCCATACGTCTCTCTGCAAAATTTTGACAACATTCTTATTAAGCATATGCGAAAAGCGGGCATTCCTTTGGATTCAATAAAGCACCACGGGCTTCACTCGCTTCGACACAGCCTCGCAACACATATGTTAGATGAAGGAATCCCCATTACCTCGATTCAGGGTGTATTAGGACACATAAATGCCGATTCTACTCAAAAATATATTGGTGTAAATGTACGTCAGCTTCGCAGCTGCGCATTGGAGGTGACTGATTAGTGTTTGAGGAAAAACTTCTTGAACCCCATTTTACCAGTGTGCTTGCACCATATATGCTGGATGTTGTGGAGCAAAAACGTGCCCTTGGCAATAAATACAACGCCGGTGTTGAGGCACTCAGTGCATTCGATGACTTTTGCAATGAGCAACAATTGCGTATACCTGCCATTTCGAAAGAACTGCTGCAAAAGTGGGAGAAAAAGAGACCTCACGAAAACGAAACCACGCAATGTTTTCGGATTTCGTATGTGCGAATTCTTTGTAAGTATTTGCACAGCAATGGCTATGATGCTCCATGTGCATTCCACCCTGCGCCTCATGTAAATAAATGTTTCGTTCCCTACATTTTTACGAAAGACGAAATCGAGAGATTGTTTTCTGCGGTAGATTGTACCAAAGAATCTTCAGAATCTCCACTACGACATTTAGTTATGCCGGTTCTGTTTCGCCTGCTTTATACATGTGGGCTGCGCGTGTCAGAGGCTCTGCACCTTAAGGTTGCAGATGTTGATTTGGATGCTGGAGTTTTAGCCATATACGGTGCAAAAGGAGACAAAGAACGGCTGGTAGGAATTTCGGACTCAATGCTTACATACATGAAATCCTACCGCAGTAATCCATTAGTGGCAAATGCAAAAAGTATTTACTTTTTCCCTGCTCCTGATGGCGGATTCTATGATACAAGTACAATTTACGATATTTTTCGAAAATGCTTATTTGATGCCGGGATTCCACACCGAGGTCGAGGAAAAGGGCCTCGTCTCCATGATCTCAGGCATTCCTTTGCGGTCCACATTCTAAACAAATGGAGTTCCGAAGGAAAAGACATATATACCTGTTTGCCGATTCTCCGCACTGCTCTTGGGCATGACCGAATTACAACAACCGAAAAATACTTGAGGCTTATCCCGGAAGCCTATATGGAAGTCACCGAACCATTCAATGACCGATTCCATACCATTACAGAGGTACTTTGCAATGAGGAATAGATGCAGCTACGCCGGTTTAGTCTCCGCATACTTTAGCGTGTATCTGGCAGGAACTAAAAATGTCAGTACAAATACAATTTACTCTTACCGGGACACCTTTGTTATTTTTCATGGCTACCTTGAAAAGTATTGTGGCTTTAAATTAGAGAAAATGCTTTTTAACGACCTTTCCCGCGAACTGATTCTTGAATTTCTACAATATCTTGAAACTGAACGCAAATACAGTATATCTTCTCGAAACCAACGACTTGCTGCGCTGAAGTCATTTGCAAAATATGTACAAATTGAATGCCCGGATGAAATGATTCTGTGTCAGCGCATTCTTTCAATTGACAGCAAAAAAGCAGCAAAGCCGACGGTTCAATATTTGAGTAACCAGCAAACCGATATTCTAATGGAACAGCCTGATATTTCCACGCCAAAAGGTCGCAGAGACTTGGCGATGATTCTTCTCCTTTACGATTCAGCTGCACGAGTGCAGGAACTTTGCGATTTAAGAATCTGCGATATCCGAATAGATTCACTACCGGTTGTACATTTATTAGGGAAGGGGCGAAAAAGTCGAGATGTTCCGCTTACCAAACCGTGTGCACAGGTATTGCGACAATACATTTGTGAGAACCATCTTGATATACCAGAACGCCGCAATGACCAGCTGTTTACAAATCCGCAAGGGAAAAAGTTGACTCGCAGCGGTGTTTCCTACGTGCTAGCAAAATATATCCACAAAGCAAATACTGCGGTGGATTCATTTTTTCCGCAGATTACACCGCATTGTCTCCGGCATTCTAAAGCAATGCATCTTGTTGAGGCAGGCAAAAATCTCATTTATATTCGTGATTTTTTGGGGCACGAATCTATTGAGACAACACAGGTTTACGCAAAAGCTAATCCCGAAGCCCGGCGCAAGGCATTAGAAACAATGGACACGAGGATGAATACGCCTGCCATGCCGGATTGGAACGACGACCCTGACTTAAAGTCGTTTTTAAAGACCTTGTAGAAAATTATGCTGAGATTTCTGGTGAACAGTCTCGAAGTAACGTCTGTTCTAAAAGATTCTCAGCATAACTTTTTTCTGCGCATAAAGCATATTATGTTGAGCTCAACATAATGCCTTGAACCTCCACGCCACCTTTACCAAGGGCACGATTGAATTCCGGCTTTTCCAGTTTGCCGACCCCAGCGACGGCAAGCAGAACGGACTTCACGCCGGTGAGATGAAAACCTACATCCAGCTTTGCCTCGCAATGAGCCAGCTTGCCAAGATGGTGAAGACCGCAAGCCCCAAGCCCCAGCAGACCGACAACGAGAAATATGCAATGCGGTGCTGGATGCTTCGGCTGGGCTTCATCGGGGACGAGTTCAAAACAGCACGGGAGATCCTTCTGCGGAATATGGAGGGCAACGCAAGCTGGCGCAACGCATAAGCGCCGACTTGCACGGGCACCTATCGGGCGGGCAACCGCCCTTTAGGCGGTAGAAGGAGGGCGATACGCCATGAAAAATGAAATCAGAGAAACCGCACCCGGCAGAACGTTCCGGGTGGTCATCACCGAGACCCTCAAACGGGTGGTCGAGGTCAACGAATCTGAGATCAAGGAACCCACGATGGATGAGGCCGTCCAGACGGTCAGCGACTGGTGGCACAACGGACAGATCGTTCTGGAAGCTGAGGACTTTGACGGCGTGGACTTTTCCGCAGCGGAAGGCGGTGAGGTCGGTGATTGATCACTTCCGGTTCGACAAGGGCGGGATCAGCAGAAAGCCGTCCCGGTACTATCTTGCCTACGGCAGCAACCTTGACATGGAGCGGATGGGGCACAGATGTCCCTATGCGGTGCCGGTCGGTGTTACCGAGATCTACGGATACCGACTCCTGTTCAAGAAAAGCAAGACCGGGTGCTACGCTACCATCGAGCAGGACGCCAATGAAAGTGTCCCGGCTGTGGTCTGGTTGCTTTCCGAGTTTGATGAACTGCTGCTGGACCGGTACGAGGGCTGCCCGCGGTACTATTACAAGAAGCAGTTCCAACTTCCCGTCTGGAATCTGGATGGGCATCGGATGAAAAAGCTGAAAACCTGCATGGCATACATCTTGCACGAAGAACGGCAGCTCGGCTGCCCCAGCCATGAATACTTCGACTTGCTGGCAGACGGGTATACGGAGTGGGGTTTCTCGACAGACACATTGCACAGCGGGCTGTCTTCCAGCATCGGAAAGGCGGCAGCGGTGGAGTTCTTCAAAGGAATCGACTGAGTACAATTTCCCCGATCCTGTGAGGAAATCATTGTGCAGGATATGATGCACATTGGCCTTGCTATTCGGGCAAAACAGAGGCATATATAGCATACCGCCAGACAACAGCGGAAACGAAAGGAGCAAGCGACTATGAACGAAAAGAAGTATTACATCGCATACGGCAGCAACCTGTCGGTGGAGCAGATGGCACAGCGATGCCCGGATGCCCGCATTGTGGGACAGGCTGTTCTGGAAGACTGGGAGCTGGCCTTCCACGGCTGCGCAACCATCCTGCCGAACAAGGGAAAGAACACGCCGGTCCTGGTGTGGGAGATCTCCGCTGGCGATGAGAAGAACCTCGACATCTACGAGGGCTTCCCGCACTACTACCGCAAGGAAAATATGACGGTCGAGGTAGTGAGCAAGGATGCGGAGCCCATGACCGTCACCGCCATGGTCTACATCATGGAACACGACTATGGGCAGAAAATGCCGAGTCTGTACTACTATCGGGTCCTTCACGATGGCTATAAGGCATTTCATTTCCCGATGCACATCTTGGAGGGCGCACTGAAGAAGTGTACCAACAACAAGAAACTAGCGGAAAAGATGATCAGGGAGGTGCAGGGATGAATTTTCCGGACAAGAAGACCGTAGAAGCTCTACGGATACGGTTCCCGGTCGGCTGCCGTGTGGTGCTGGACCGAATGGAAGATGCCCAGGCACCGGCCTTGGGCACGCAGGGAACCTGCCGGGGTGTGGACGATGCCGGCAGCGTGATGGTTTCCTGGGATACGGGCGGCAGCCTGAACGTTGCCTACGGCGCGGACAGTTGCCACCGTGTAGCGTCCGAGGCCGAGGTAAAGGTATCGCTCGACCACCTCGGTAAGACGCGACAGACGGGCCCACGTTGCCCACGGTGCGGCGCTGAGCCGGACTGTTACGACCACCAACAGCAAGCCCTCAGCCGCTACGCAGAGATCATGGTGTGCAACACCTGCGGTACGGTCGAAGCGATGGAAGACTTTCTTGGGGAAGCAACACCGCTGACCGACTGGGCGATCGTGAAAGCGGGGTGGGTCGAATGAAGGTGCTTTTGATCGAGCCGATGGAACATCCGAAGGAGATCGATATCCAGCCCACGCTGGAAGAGTACTATAAGGTGCTGGACTGCGACTGCATCACGGCAACCTACCCGTGGCCTGAACCGGTCGCACTGGTCACGGATGACAACGGACTGTTTACGGATAAGCTGTTCAGCCGGTATATCCGGGAACTGAGACAGCCAATCCGAGGCGGCTTCTTCCTCTGCGGTTTGGGCAAGGAAGACTTCACGGACTTGCCGCCGGAACTCATGGACAGGTTCAGGAAACGGTTCTGGAACCCGGAACTTTTCGTTCGCACCGCATCAGGACTCGCAGCCGTCCAAACCAGCGACGGCACACAGCCTGAATAAAGAAAACGGCCCCTTCTGCCTAGGCAGGAGGGGTTGGCTTGTGGACTGGTGGGGACCTCGGATCATCGAGAACCCTTTCCCAGTTTACTGTATATTAGCTCTGGTTTGCAAGAATAGCAAGCCGGGAAAGAGCAGGATCTTCCACGATCTTAGGGCAGCAGAACTGTGTATATGGTCAACGGAAAACGGAGACAACGAGGAACAGCCCCAGCCTTTGCTGGGGGTTCCTTGGCGGATTCCCTTAAAGGAAGTCCCGCATGCTCATGCCGACTTCGTAGAGCTGCTGCTCAAGGCTCATGTAATGCCATTCTTCTTCCTCGTCATCTTCCTCCTCCAGTTCTTCGGGGAAGGGGTCATGTTTCCAACCGCCCTTGCGGTATTCTTCTTCCCGGATGTCGTTGCGGTCGAAAATGTCCAGCTCGTATTCTTCTTCAAGCTCTGCAATGCGGTCCTCGATGATGCTTTCAATCTCGCTGATGGTCTTTTTCATGGTGGTTGCCTCCGTTTTCCGTGTGTGTTTTCCTTTCGGTGTCTGTATATTCGCTCTAAAACACATATTTATCAAGGCCATTTATCGACATAGATCCACCAAAGATATGGGCTGATGATCGTCGATAATATGACGCTTTATGGCCTTGCTATTATGCCGAAACGACGGTAATATGCACATACCGAAACGGAAAGGAAGGGAAAAACATGGGACGCTACACCTACGAGATCACCTTCACCCGGCTGGACGGCCAGCCCGACGAGACCCAGCAGTACACCGATGAAGGCTTTGCCAGAGAATGCTTCCGGCTTTTCGATGAGCCGGACAGCGCCGAGATGTACAGCCGCATCCGCCTGACTCGCCACGACTGGGAGACCGGCACGGACGAGGTTCTGGAGACCTTGGAATTTTGAAAGGGGAGAACGAACATGAAAATGGAACTGGACAAGAAGCTGGACACGATCCGGCTCAATGTATTGGCCGCCAATTTTGGCGACCTTGCCACTCGCCGTCAGATGATTCAGGAGTTCGGGGATTACCCAGATGCCCTGTGGGGTGTCAATGAAAATGGGGAGAAGGTGATGCTCAGCATCCGGAAGAACGGCATCACCGAGCGAGTGTTCCAGTCGAATCGGTGGGTTCGGGTCAACGAATACGACGCCGACGGCTGTGAGGCTGGCGAGACCTACGAAGGACGCTGGGCAGAGTGCCCGAAACCCACGGCGACGGATACGGATGAGGAACTGGAGCTTTCGGATGCCCAGAGTGCCCGCAACGATGAGATCTACAACGCTGCGTATGAATTCTGCAAGGTCATGGCGGAGGATGACGACCTCCAATGGAACATGGAGATCCTCGGAGAACTTGCAGATCTTGCCGCCGAACTCCTGACCCGGCACGGCAGCCGTGTGCGCTACCCTGCGATGGTCACCGAACCGGACGGAAGGCAGTATATCGAGGAATACCACGACGGCGCAAAGTGACACATTTTCCGGAGTGATGGGCTAGATGATCGTGTACATTAGCCGCTTGCTATCACCCCTGAGTGACGGTAATATACAGTCACAAAAACGAAGGGAGATAACACCATGACCTACACGAACATCCGACTTTTCACTGCCAACGGCATTCCGGAGGCACTCAGCAACCTTTGGTACGGCACCGACTGCTCGGTGGTCGAGATCCAGGATGCCATCGAAGATGCCAAGAACGCAGCAGACCTTCTGCGGCGCATCCAGAAGATGAAACTTCTGAAGAAGGTTGCCCTCGACCGGGAAACAGAACAGAAGGTGCGGTTCAAGACCGCCGATTGCTGGGGCAATACAAGCTACCTCGAAATCCGCAAGTAAACCGGACGGATAGGGGCAAGGGGCTGGGAAACCGGCCTTTTGCTCGTGTCCGTCCAATGTCATATCGCCCGAATGTACACAAATCCAGGGGCGAATGATCGTGTATGATAGCCGCTTGATAGTGTGCGAAAGTGACGGTAATATGTGCATACCGAAAGGGGAAACCCCACGGAAAACACAAAAAACACGCTGGAGGATACAAAAATGACGAAGAACGAAGACCGCATCAATAAACTTTTCAAGGAACTGGTACCGAAGACGGGCAAGGCAGACAGCCTCGCGGGGGAACTGGTAAGGGCAATGAGCCGCATCGGATACCGCTTTTACAACGACGGCGACCAGCTGGGCATCGGCTACGGCAAGGAAACCTGCAACCCTGCAGGGCGGTTCCTTGGAGTCAAGGGCAGCGACAAAATCGCAAAGCTGACTGCAGATGCCTGGGCAGTCTACAGCGAGGAAGCCTACGAAAAGGTTCTGGACATCCTTTGCGGAGCGGTTGCCGATTATGTCGAGCAGAACCCAGACCTTAGAAACCAGCCGACTGAAGATATGTGGGACTTCAAAGATGAGGAAGAAGACCAGGATGACAGCTGGGATGAAGAGGAAGATGACTGGGACGAAGAGGAAGATTACGAGGACGACGAAGACTACTAAGCCAGAGAAACACATGGGGCTTGCCGGAAACGGCGGCCCTTTTCTTCTGCTGTAATACGCACAGCTCCAGGCGGCTATCTTTGTGTAGTATAGCCGCTTGATAGTGTGTGATATAGACGGTAATATGCACATACCGAAACGGAAAACCAAGAAAAACGGAGGAAAGCACCATGAAGAAGAACATCACCAAGGAAGAGGAAAAAGCCCTGCTGGAGATCGCCAAGCGCCTGATGGCAGCGGTAGACAGCCGGGGCGACCTTGAAGCCCACGACAATGACAGCGAGGACTTCATTGAGGTTCCGGTCTGGGGCATCCAGAAAGCAATGGAAGAAGCCTACCTGCTGGGACGGATGACCAGATAAACCGACAGCCCCCGACACAGCCCCACACAGGGGCTTGTGCCACGGGTGGCAAAACGATCCAAATGAACCGACAACGCCCCGCACAGGGGCAGATGTGGCGGCGTGGATGCGCCAGAAAGGAGAAGCACATGGAAGAGCGGATGATGGATACCATCGTGGAAATCTACAACCACATGGACGACAGCGATAAGGATGCCTTCACGCTGGAGGATGCCGAGGATATGGTGGAAGACCAGATCAGGATGGATAAGGAAGCCGGACGGGAACCGCTGGCATATGACCCGCAGTTCTTCTACGATACCATTGTGGAACTCATGGAGCAGGATGCAGAGTGATGTACATTCTGCTTGGTATTCCAGACGGAAAATCGTGTACTTTAGCCGCTTGCTATCCTTTGCACCTGACGGTAATATGCACATACCGAAAGGGGAAAGCCCCAAGGGAAAAACGAAAACACGGAGGAATTCACCATGAAAAAGCATTTGATCGACTTCCCGGAAAACAACATCAGCATCGAGAGCTTCTACGACCGACTCAGACCTTGCTACGACAGCATCATGCAGTTCGGTGACAGGGTTCTGGTTGCCCAGATGAACTGGAACGGCATGCTGGAGGGAGCGGTATACGGCTTTGTGGAAG